CCTCATTCTAGAGTATGAATGTTCTAGAACTTTGTGATGTGGTTTTGTGTGACTCCCATACCAGAGATGGCTCTGGGGTCTTACACGAAAGATATAAAAATATAGATATTGAAATTGCAGAGACCAAGAGGCGTCTCAAAAGGTTAATAAACCTTCGAGAAAACCCCATATATACTCTCATAATACCAAATTCTGAGTTTTCACTCAGCTGTATGGACATGTTTGACAGTATATATCTCGAAAGGAGGGAATATTTAGATAGATGGATCTTCACTTTAGAACTTACGAAGTGGGAGCAGCTAAAAGCAACTCTTTCCTTTGTGCGTTCGACTATAGAGGTCCTTTTCCACCAGTTATTTGATGAAGTTAGAAAAATAGACGTGAGACATTTCCAAACATTTATGTTGGATGTTCACAAATTTCATAAAGCTGACTTCGTTAGATGTGCTAAATATTGTACCGCTTGGCCAATGGCTAAGTTCCTTAGGAATGACTTACCTAGGGAACCTGAGGGTTTCTCGACTCTTGGTTTAAAACCTTTGATATTTAAGGGTAAAATATACCAAATCTTAAAGAACAGGCTTATGGGGGGAGGAAAAGATTCCTCTCTTGGTTACCGCACTAAGGTCAATAAGAAGAACCTTACGTTATGGTGCTCTTACCTTCTTGGAATTAAACGGGGTTGCGCGACTGTGCCAAAAGACTACGTCGAATCGGCTTATTATGACCATTCTTTGGTCATGCAACGCGAACCTTTCAGTTCTCTCGAAGGAGACGCCCTCGAGGATTTTAAGGAAAATTTTGAATCATATGCTAAACGCTTTGTTTGCAAGTTTAAAGGCCCATCGCCACGGTTATACGAACCAAGCACTTCTGCTGGGTGTAATGCACCGTTTGCAAATGGGGGACAACGGAAAGTGATACGTGAAGGTCTCATGGAAAATAGAGGATTCTGGCGCGTAGATTACGAGTCAGATAACCCCGCCAAGATCTTTCATGGCGTAACCGAAAAATTAGAATTCAGATTGGAATCTAATGACCTTGTCACTATGAAAGAGAGATCACCCGGAGAGCTACATAGCTTTTACGGGGAATCTTCTCCAACCTTTAAACAAGCTATGGCGAAATACTTGGAACTTAACCCTAATCGACACTTTCCTATTGGAGTCGATGATGTGAATAATCTATGGGCCGAAACATATGCGATCCCGGAACCTTTAAAAGTCCGTATGATCACTAAAGGCGAACCCTATCCTTATTGGATTAGTAAATTCTTTCAGAAGGCAATGTGGGATTATTTAAGGAAGTATGAGATGTTTCTTTTAATTGGAGAGAAACTCCAGTTGAGACACCTCCAGAACATGGTTTATAAGGCCGATTCTATCGGTTTCAAGTTTGACTCATTTGTAAGTGGAGACTACTCCGCTGCTACAGATAAGTTAAATATAAACTTTACAAAAATATGTTTTGAAGCTTTCCTTTCCCGCACAAATTATTCTTTTGATTTAAAGAATTTATTAAGAAGAGTTCTATATGAGCACCGAATAGATTATCCAGGTTATACAAAAATTGATTCAGTATTCCAAAAGAATGGTCAACTTATGGGATCTCCGCTATCTTTCCCTATACTTTGTATGTGTAATATGATATGTTATCACATGTCACTTGAGACATACTTAGGAAAGAAGGTAAACTTCTTTGATTTACCTGTTTTGATTAACGGCGATGATATCCTATTTCCATCAAATCCCGAACTATACTCTATATGGCGTAATAACGTAGCTGCGGTAGGTTTTGAATTATCAGTGGGCAAGAACTATATTCATTCTAATGTCCTCACAGTTAACTCCGAATGTTTTGTTTACCATTATGGCTCTAAATCTTTTACTAAGATGAAGTTTTTGAATTGCGGTCTCTTGACCGGACAATCTAAGAAGGGAGGCTCTGCTTCCCTCCGATCAGACCAAACTATAGATTCAATCTACAATGAACTGATCGAAAACTCACCTAATAAGATTAGATCTCATCAAAGGTTTTTGTTCTAT